TTTCGAACTGTGCTTTTTCTTCAGGGGTGTCGGCTGTGCCTTCTATCATCGCAAGTTCTTGCTGCAAATTAGGGGTGGTTTCAACCATACCGCCCATTTGCATCATGCGAGGATTCATCTCCGCTCTCTTCGCAGTAAGCACGTTTCTGAGAGCGCTATCTAAGTTATCTGTTGCTGCCATCATGATATCGTCACCGTCACCGCCCCTAAACTAACCGTTGCAGACAATCCAGTTGGATACGTTTGATGGCTGTAGAGATCTCTAAACTGCGTACCGTCAAACGCCTGATGTATGCTGGTTGTAGTATTGAAGATTATAGCCCCAGTTGCAAACTGAAGCTGGGAAATTTCGGTGGCGTTGAAATGCGGGGAAGAGTCGAAATCGACTCTGTTTAGGTTAAGTTCGAGCACTCGAACCAGCCTGTTAAAAGTATCGGCAGAAACGTTTTCTCCTGCTGCAAAAGGGAGTCGAGTTTCGAGCAGCTTGCTCATCGTCTACCTGAAGGCTGAACGTCTATCCTTGTTGAACCAAGCCGCCACTTGTAGCCCTTCTGGTTCAGATCCGTATTATCGTCATCGCTTTCAAAACGGAAAACCACCTCTCTGGCTCTGGTTCTCAAGCTTGCGAAAGTGGAGGATTCTGTGACTTGCGCGGTAGAATCAGTCGCTAAGGTTGAGTTAGGAAAGTCTCTACGCTTGATTACAATGTTCATCGCGGGAGTGTTACTAATGGTAGCATCCTTCACAAACCGCATATCAGGGATAATCTTCTTCATGAAAGTAAAGTTTTCACCAGAAGATATGTCAATGTCACCGCTCTCTACGAACACGTTAGTCATGGGTGAGCCGTTATCGTCATAGCCAGTTTCATGCTCGAACACGCAGTTTGTGCTCGATGTCTGCGCTCCAGCAAGCGGTAAATCTTCGATCCCCGCATCCAACCAAGAATAACGAACCAAAGAACCAACTGCCCAAGTTTGCTCCATATAGTTATAGATGACGTATCGGCTGATCTCTCCTGTAGCGTCTTCCTTGCTGGGATAGAAAAACCACATCTCAGAATACTCTGTGTTCATACCCATGTGGCACTTGAATGCTTGTCCGAGATCCAAGTCTTCGAACACGTACTCTTGAACGGAACAAGGCAGCTTCTGAACCGCTCCGTTGTAAACGTAAAACGAGTTTTTGGAGGCAAAGAATACACCATTTGGGGCGTTTGCCGCCGCCTTGGGACCAATCAATCCGCTGCCTTCATTTACCAGATTTACAGCAAAAGTAAGAGGTGGACCGATAAAGTTCATCGAGTACAGGCTTGTATCAGTCCAGATCAATATCTCCTGACGGCTTTTGATGCCTCCAACTATGAAGCTGCCGCTCGACAATCTGACAGAACCGGCGCTATTAGTTGCGAGAGGCTCAAACTCAAGTTCGTCCTCAGAAGAAGAGAACGCTACCAACATAGGATCTATTGACCCTGTTCTTGATCCACCGCTGAGTGGGTCTGCGCCAAGAACAACGAGGTGTCTGTCGGTTTCGCTTGTAATAACTTGTAATGCAACGGTGGGTACTTTATTAGCGCCTGTAATACCAGATAACTCCAAAGCCCTTACGGACGTTCCGTTGTTTTCGACCCAGCGGAATATCCCTGCCCCTCTTGGATTGATAATCAGGTTTTCCCCAAAATTGTCATGAGTCCAGAGCCTGAGTTGGTTCGTGGAACTAATCGCTGAAGCAGAACCAAAACCACCGGCCCCCCAAGTTCCTACCCCCCAACCAGAAGAGCTTACATAAGTATCCAAACCAACATTAACTTGGTAAGCGCCGACAACGGAACTTCCTCCGTTACCGGAGTCGCTAGAGTTCGCCGTAACTGTCGCACCGTCTGTGTCTTTTGCTGTTATAGTGTAAGTGTTTGTCCCTGTAACCAGATCAATCTGATATTCTTGATTGAGAACGTCTGCTGTTACGTTCCCACCCAAGGTTGCAGCCCCTGAAAAAGTGACAAAATCATTACTGACTGCGCCGTGAGAGGTATCAGTCACCGTGATTGTGCTCGACCCATTAGTTGCTGAGAAAGTGACATCACCGGCGCTAGTAGTAGATCTTATCGGGGTAATATCATAATAAGCATTACCCTCTTCAACATAATATTTAAGTGTGGTTCCAATACCTAGGTATCTTGTCCCGCCAAGAGATATCCAAGAATGTAATGCTCTAGCAATACCTAAAAAAGTGTTCGTGCCGAGTTTCTGCCAGCCGCCAATCTTTTCTACTCGACCACTTCGGAACCTGATTAAATTGCTGTCTACCCACCCATTCTTAACTGAGTAGTCTGTGGATTCTTTATTGATCCCCGGCTGAAAATCGAGAGGTTGAAGCGGCATCCGCTGACATTACGCGAGTCGAATGATTGCGCCCGTGGCTGTTGCCGCAGGAAATACGATGGTGAAGTCTCCGTTTGTACTGGTTTTATCACCACCAAAATCAATCACACAAACAGCAGGGTCTCCTGAAGCACTGTCATTATAAATCATTAATGCTCTCGCCGTGATGGTGCTACTAGAAAATGTTAAGTCGCTGAAATCTACGATAGCCGTGGTTGAGGACGATGTTGGAGTTACGTTTGTTAGCGCTGAACCTCCAGAGCTGTAACCAGTTCCAGACACTTCTTGCGATGTGGAAAACGCAGTGGTTGTCGCCCCCATCGTTGCGCTCGATGTGAACAGAGCAAGCTTAAAGGTGTTGCCGCTGCTATTAGTAAAATTATGAACCCCCTTGAGGGCTTCTACCTTGAAGCTAGTGGTAATTGCTGATGAAGTTGCGATGTCACACCTCCCTGATTATTTTAGCAAGATCTTCATGACCTTGCCGTTCTAACAAGTTCGAAAGCGTCACTCTATCAGAAGAAATAGCTGACTGCATACCCAATAATATTAACGTGTAAATGTGGTTTCTGAAAGCCTCTGCTTGTTGCCTGATATGAGGTGCAGCGTTCTCTGATATGTCGCAAATCTTTTTGGTTGTCTCTCTCGCCCAAAACTCAACATCATGACCTTTGTTTTCTGTAGTGGAAACCATGACGTTGCCCAACACCATTTCTCCTTTGTCTTCCATCATCTCTTTTTTCTCGCGGTTTTTGTTCTGGGAAAAGACCTGTTGTTTTTCTTGGTCATCAACGACAGGTTGCTCATGGACGTATTCATCGGGTTGCCATCTTTGTGATGCACATCCTTGCCATCGCCCTTACGAGCCAAACCATTCTCTATGGCTTTGCGTCGAGAAGCGTTTCTCTGTGCTCGACGTTTTTTCTGAGCTGGTTTGGAGTGATAGTTTTCGTATTCTTTTTTGTAATCTCTAGGCATTTCAACCCTTGAACGGTTCTGGCGAGGAGGGCAACTCAACGGTTTTAAGTTTAAACTTCTTGATGTTGTTTCTCAGCTCTGAGCGGGGGCATATCAACCAAGTGCCTTCTTCATCTGGCATGGCTACGAGCGGGTCAGACAGCCTGTGATAACCATACAGCCTTTCATGTATCTCTACATTCTGATCGAGCATAGAAGACCTTGGGCTGACTCCGATAGAGATACCATTCTCCATCGCCTTGCAAACCCAAAACTCTACGCAAGCCCGTCCCGCCTCTGCAAAGTGGAGATTGTGCTTATAACTAAAATCCATGCCGTATAGGTCCATGTGACCCACTTCCTGATATATCCCAAAAGCGATTGCATAGGCGACTGTGTTGTTTAGATAAGCACACTTCGCCTCCGTCACAATATCAGCTAAAGGATACTCAACCAAAGCTGGCACTCGTTCATCGAGTTCACAGCTATATATCGGCTTTTCAAACTTTGGCAGACAACGCCTCATAACCTCTGTTTGGTTCCCTGCATCCTTGGTATCCAGAAACCGACTTACGGGGTCCAGCATGAACACCCTGTTGCAATCAAAAACCGAGAAAGCGGAGTTGATGCACCACACCTCATCCCAAGTCTGAGAGTTTTGAACACCAATAACGTAATCAATCTGACTCGCTCCGAGTCCGATTATGGCTATTTTTTTACCTTTGAGGTCTGGTTCTTTCGACATTAAGAAACTCCTGAGCGCAGCAAATCATAACGATACTCATCTCTACTGGCTCGACCTTCGGTCAGATTCTTCATCCGACTGATGCCTTCCATGAAACGAGCGTTGAAGTTTGCAATTACGTCAGGGGTCTCTTTCAAAAATACTGCTGCTTCGGCAAGAGCGCCGTAAAGCAGCGGGTCAGGGTGATCAGTGCTCAACAGGGTTGTGCCTGAATCTGAACCAGCAGTAAGTGACGCTGGTTTGTGTAGATAATGCAGCTCAATCGAATAACTTGAGTCAGGCACAGGGCTAAGTTCAAACGCTGTGTCATCAAACAAGCTATAGTATTTAGGTCTTCCCGTCACCGTAGTTGATGGAGAGTACTCCTTCAAAAAAGATGGGTGTTTGAAAAGCAGATAATGGTATGTATTGCTATCGATCACCGCTAACGAGAATGGTGCAAAAAAATCAGTCGGGGTGGCAAGGAACCGATTACTAGAACTCACGTTGCCGCTTACATTCTTTCTTTGCTCAGGAAGCTGAACCATCTTGAAGATACGATCTTCACTCTCTGTTATAAAAGTGTTCAGATTATTCGTGAAGGTTGTTTCAGAAACCTCCAGATAATCCTGAATCGTAGTCTTCAATGTTGCTAAAGTAAAACTCATGACGTAATCACTATGGTTACGTCACCAAGACTAGCAGTGACTGCAAAAGTTTGCAAAGTTTTGCCCAAAATACCATCTCCAACATTTGTGTAAACCGTGAAGAATTTACCATCCTCTCCATCAGAGGAGGGGTCTGGTCTAGCGTCTTTCAGGGCTTGCGGATCTATCGGTGTAGGCTTCGGCATAAGCTGAGGATGCTTTGGGCTGTATTGGTCTGGACCAACCAGCAGCCCATCCCAAGTTTTTCTCATGTCACGCAAACGATACCTGAACCCTGTGATGTCACAGATTCCATATGCGTCTTTGTTACTAGCGAATGCCATGCTTATGCCGTGTTGTAATTACGCAGATCAGGAGCAACTCTGAAAGAAGCTCTGTCTTCGTCTTGAGACATTGCCCTCGTAAACTCCTCTTCGTACAGGCTTTTGAGCAACTGTACTTTCTCTGGCGCTCTCTTCAGGGCGATATAATAAGCCAGCCCCGCAGACAGACAAGGGAAAAACCGAAAAGGCACTTGCACATCATTAGCTCCTGCGTCTGCATCATCCATTCTGCTCAGGACATTTAAATGCAAAACGTAAGTCGAGTTCTTATCAGGCGCAGGCCATACCGTTACAGAGGGCGACAGCTTCTTGTCTATGAAAAACTGGTTAGGCTTGCCCGTAGTGCTTTTAGTTGTTATATGAGCATATTCAGCTCTCGACAATCTGCTGAGAGGGACATCGGTGACTTGGTTCGATATTGTCTCCCTAATGAAAACATCAAGAACATCTATGGTTGCAGTGGGGTTGGTACTATCAATCGTATACTCTTTTGTGTCCTTCACCAGATCGACG